TGGAGCAGGAACGACCTCAACGACGGCATCGCTGACGGCCACGGATTCGACTGCGGTGGTGGCCAACGGGTTCAATTTCAACGTGAAGATCATCGACACTGCGGTCGCCTTTGCCAAGGTCTCAACACCGCTGATCCGGCCGCTCAGGATTCAGGGCCAGTCCAAGTACGTCATGTTCCTTCATCCTTACCAGGTGCACCAGTTGCGCCGGGACAACACGGCCAACACGGTGACGTGGTACGACATCATGCGGGCTCGGGTGCAGGGCGGGGAGAGGGATATGAACCCGATCTTCAACGGCGCCCTTGGCGAGTACAACGGCGTCATCCTGCATGAATCGACTCGGGTGCCCGCGCCGACGGCGAGCGGCAACAACAGCTTCCGCAGTGCCATCTTATGCGGAGCTCAGGCCGCCTGTTTCGGCACCGGACGGCGTGACGCCGATCGGCAAATGAAATGGACGGAGGAGCTGTTCGACTACGAGAATCAGCTCGGCGTGTCGGCGGCAATGATCTGGGGCCTGAAAAAGACGCAGTTCAACTCGATCGACTTCGGCACCATCGTCTGTCGCACCTATTCGCCGGCTCCGAATACCGGCGTCTTCAACCCGTAGGAGGGAGCCATGGCAACCTTTACTGCGTCCCAGTTTTCCTCCAACGTGAAGGCCGTTCATACCGGCATCGTCAGCGTGGGAGCCGCGTTGTCTCTGACGGAAACGGCAGCGGCAGCGAGCGTCATTCTGCTGAACAAAGTGCCGCATGGCGCGACGCTCGTGGACTTCTGGATTCGCTTCTATGCTCAGGGAGCGGATGCTCAGACGTTGGAGATCGGAACCTCGGACTCGCCGTCCGGGATCATGCAGATCACGTCTATGTCACAGACGTTTACGGAATCCGCCACGGATGTCGCCAATATCTACGGGGTGTTCAACCAGGGCTGGCTCAGGGCTCCTGGTGGCACCACGGGGGGCACTGGCGGCGATCTCATGCCGGTCCGTATCTCGCTGTCGGACGACCTACAGCCGGCCGAGGTGTGGATTCAGTTGCGCATAGGGGTGGCGATCTCGGCGTCCATGTACCTGACCTGGTGCCTGTTCTACACCATGGACGGCATGGGCGGGCATACGACGATCCGGTGAGCGCGGAGCAAGACTGTCGCAGTGGGGTGGCGCCCAACCCGAGCCCTACTTGGAGTGCGCCACTCCCGCTGCGACGCTTTCTCGAGCAGATGCCATGAAATCGATCTGCCTGGTCGGCAACGGAACGAGCCTTCTCGGCGGGGGCCGCGGCGAATTTATCGACAGCCATGGTGACGTTCTTCGTTTCCTGGTAAAGCCGGGCCGAATCAAGGTCGAGATGACCCCGGAAGACTACGGGCGGCGGCTCGATATCTGGGCGGCGTCGGCCATAACCATCAAGCATGTCAGGGAGGAACCGCGTTCATGCCGTGAACTATGGATTTTCAACAAGTTTGCGGCAACCAGAAAGCCTCGTCGGGACGAGGATAAATTGCGCCGGCGTATGCCGTTGTATCCATGCGAGATCAAACAAGACGACGATTCGATCAAGCATTGGCTGCATGTCTACAAAGAACTTCGCCGGCCGAACAAGCTCAAGCATTTCAGCCGAGGCACCGCTGCCGTGATCATGGCGGCTGCCAGTGGACGGTACGATCCGATCATGCTTCTCGGGTTCGACGCGGTAACGGGGGCTGAAGACGGTTTCTACAGCACCGTCTGTCTCGAAGGAACCCTTGGGATTCCCATGTTTGACGGTCAAGAAGATTTCCAGGCCGAGGGACGAATGCTTCCCATGATCGCGAAGGAATATGGAGTGACAATCCAGTGGTAGAGTTCGTCAGAGCCGAGGACGTTTTCAACGAGGCCAAGTATTTCCTCGAAGGCAAGAACGCCGACGGCAGCGCGCGGCCGAAGGATCTGAAAAAAGCCGAGGCCCTGCTGAACGAAACCCTCGACAACAACCTCGGCAACTTCATGGTTCTATATGTCCTGGGGTCGTTGCACATGCAGCGGCGGCATTTCGGGCTCGCCATCCAGTTGCTTTCTCACGTTACCCAAACACACCCGAAGTTCGGCGAGGTGTGGAACAACCTGGCCCTCGCCTACCGCGGGGTGAACGACTGGAACCGGGCGATTCTTTGCGCGAAAGAAGCAGCCAAGTTCATCGACCACGCCGACATCCCATGCAACCTGGCCGGCCTTCACCTCAACCGGCACATGCCCGAAGACGCGCTGAAATACGCCGACGCGGCGCTCGCCAAAGACCCCGACCACATCAAGGCCAAGTGGCACAAGGCGATGGCGTTGCTCGAGCTTCGCAAGTGGGCCGAGGCGTGGGACTTTCACGAGTCTCGACTCGTCGAAGGAGGGGCCAACTACAACATCGCCACACGCAACTATCACGGGCCGGACGGCATGACCCCATGGTGGGATGGCGGAACTGCCGGTTTTATTGAAGAAGCGGAGCACGGCGCATTTGAAAGGCAAGCCACGGTCGTCATCCACGGCGAGCAGGGGATGGGCGACGAGATCATGTTCTCGTCGTGCATCAAGGATGCGATCGCCACTGGGGCGAACATCATCCTCGAGCCGAGCCCGAGGTTGGAAAAGCTGTTCAAGCGGACCTTCCCCGAGGCCGCGGTCTACGGTACCGATCATGTCGACGGCAGGAAATGGATCGAGGAACTCGGCAGGCCCGATTTCAAATGCGCCGTGGGGTCGCTGCCGAAGTTCTATCGCCGGCGCGAAGAGGATTTCCCTGGCACTCCTTATCTGACCCCCGATCGTGGTAAGCGGGCCTGGTGGAGCGACAAGCTGAAAGCGCTGGGGAGCAAGCCGAGGATCGGGCTTGCCTGGCAGGGCGGGGTGGCATCGACCCGCAACGATGCGAGGTCGTTCCACCCGATGCAGTTCGCGCCGCTGTTCCACCATGACGTTGCCTGGGTCTCGCTGCAGTACGACTCCACGGCGAGGCAGAACGTCGAGGACGTGAAACGCGAGCTCGGCGTGAAGATCACCCATTGGCCGAAGGCGGTCGAGAGTCACGACCCGGAGACGAAGAAGCCGAACGACCTTGACGAGCTCGCCGCGCTGATCTCGAAGCTGGACCTGGTGATTTCGGTCTGCCAGACGGCGGTCCACTTTGCCGGCGCCCTCGGGGTGCCGTGCCTGTGCCTGACGCCGTCGCAGCCGTCGTGGAGATACTCGGCCATTGAGAGCATGAGAATGCCCTGGTACAACTCGGTGAAGCTGATCCGCCAGCCCATCGGCACGACCGACTGGGCCCCGGTGATCGCCGAGGTTGACCGCCGGCTTGGGCAATTCCTGGCCGAGAGACAGGCGACCGGATGACCCTCATCACCGAAGAGTACCTCGCGCTCAACAAGGAGCTGCATGAGCGGCGCGCCGGCTACGGCACCTCGGGAGTGAGGTGGGCAGGTCGCGTTGCGGAGATCGCGAAGTGGGTCAACGCGATCGCGATTCTCGACTACGGGTGCGGCAAGGGAACCCTCGGTCTGGCGCTGTCGCATCTGCTCATCAAGGGATACGACCCTGCGGTAGAAGGGCTGGGCGACGAGCCCGAGCCAGCCGACCTAGTGGTGTGCGGAGACGTGCTTGAGCACATCGAGCCCGAGTGTCTGGACGCAGTGCTCGACGACCTCAAGAGATGCACGGTGAAAGCCATCTTCCTGACCGTCGCCACCGGGCCGGCGAAGAAGACTCTTTCCGATGGCCGCAACGCCCACTTGATCCAGGAGCCCGCGGAATGGTGGCTGCCGAAGATCATGGAACGGTGGGAGTTGCAGGCTTTCCACGCCACGGTTGAAGAGTTTGCGGTGTTCGCGACCGCGAAACCGTCTGTTGGCAACGGCGCTGGAGCCTGAGATGCGCCGCCGCCAGATCATACAGCTCAGGCAACAGGAGGCCCGACATGGGCGCATCGAAGAGCTACCGCGGCGGTCCAGCGTGGGCCGAGAGGAACACGCCGGGCGGGACGACCAAGGTGAGCAAGGGCGCGATCGTGAAGCCGGAAGGGACGCACTCCAGCGGCCCCAACGACTACGGCCGCAAGGGCATGAAGAACACGGCCAGGGCCAAGTCGCACAGCCGTCGGAGCGGCCCAATGAACCCCGGGATTCACGGGTACAGCTGAGGGGCGTTTGCCCCAAGTGCGGGCGGCGCGTTGGGCGCGGCATCACGTTTCACGTGAAACATTGCAAGGGGGGCCCGGATGCCCTGGCAAGCGCATGAGGCCAAGCGCTTCACGAAGAAGGCGAAGTCGCCCAAGCGGCGCCGCCAGTGGAAGATCGTCGCGAACAGCGCCTTGAGGCGAGGTCTGTCCGAAGGCGCTGCCGTTAGGAGTGCGAACGCTGCCGTCAAGAAGGCAACGCGATGACCGACACCAACAACCTTCGCGCCCGCATTGCCGAGGAGCTCGAACGTCAGCCGTCCGACATCATCGGCTCGCCGTCGCTGTCCGTGGGTCTCGTCGTCAACCGCGAGATCAACAACGCGATCAAGCACTACGAATCGACGAGGTTCCGCTGGAACGAGACGCGCGAGGATGAGTTCGCGACGACCGTCTCAGGCACGCGGAACTACTCGTTGCCAGCGAACCTCGTCCGCATGGACACGCTTAAGGTCATCTACAACGTCTCCTACATTCCGCTCTCCCGTCGCACATGGGACCAGATCGAGGAGCGGCAGCGGCGGGTTACGGGAGCCGAAGGGCTGCCTTCCGAATTCACGATCTACGGCAACATC